GCCTTCCCATTTTCAGCTCAAAAATATGGCTATAATGTTCAAGCGTTCATTTACACCCGATTGTTCGGAGTGCCGATTGACAAGTTCTTTTTTATCGCTATTGACAAAGGAAGTTTGGACATAGGCATCTATGGAGTTAGCCCCGAGTTTGTGGCAGAGGGGGAGCGCAAGACTATGGAGGCAATAGAATTGTACAAGCAGTTCTTTATCTTGGGTGAGGACTTGGATTCGTACACCATAGTTGGCACGTTATGACCGACATCACTAAATGCACAGGGGAGGGCTGCCCACTAAAAGAAACCTGCTACCGCTATACTGCCTTAACGGGAATGTACCAATCATTCTTTGTTGGCGTACCTATCAAGAACGGCAAGTGCGAAATGTATTGGGGTGAAGCCTCACAATCAACATACGAGCAACTAAAAGAAACCTTTAACACCAACGAGAAATGCAAGACCAATTTATGCGGATAGCGATGGCGCAGCTCCGTAGCACCTACCCTTTCAAGCCCCAACGCAGAGCCGTAGCTGCTCGGATGTGGGTAAAGTATTTAGACCGCAAAGCGATGGCGCAATGGTTCAAAGACCAAGAGGCGAGCGTATGATTAGACCATTTGTTCTCGCGTTCCACAAGCAGAACTCGGGAGTATCACACCACAGGACATTTGCCCCCTTGATATGCCACAAGGGAGTAGATGTTTTTTTCATTGAGAAAATTACGGACATTGACCCCGAGATATGGCCTAAAGTCACGCACATTTATTCTTCACGGACATTCCCTGTTGAACCGTTTGAGGACTTTGTAAAGCTCTGCCGTAAGGAAGGCATCAAGCTAATCGTTGACAATGATGATTGGTGGGTTCTACCCCCTACGCATCCTTTGCTTGGGATTTACTCGGAGCAGATGAGGGAGCGCATCGTGCGCTCTATGAAAGCAGCAGATGAGGTATGGGTAACGAACAAGCACCTTGCCTCAAAGGTCAAGAAGTACAACACCAACATCCGAATCATCCCCAACGCCATCAGCGTAGCAACGTGGCAGGTAGAGAGAAAGCCAAGCGAAGAAGTGCGCTTCGGGTATATAGGCGGCAACCACCACGCATTAGACGTAAAGGAATCCACAATCAACCTTGAGGGCTATCAAGGGTATGTGGCAGAGGTAGATGGCTACCCCGATATTATGAAGGCAAGCCATAGGCTGCCCACGATGCCACCAACACACTACCACAAGCTCTATGAGTTCTTTGATGTAAGCCTCGTACCGCTTACGACATCGGAGTTTGCCAAGTGCAAGTCGCACCTAAAGATGCTTGAGGCAGGGTTCAGCAAGTGCGCTCTGATAGTGAGCAACACACAACCCTATTCACCTTATATCACGAAGGATAATTGCATTGCCATCAAGCACCCGAGCGAATGGGCAGGAGCAATCAAGAGGCTAAAGGAAAACCCCAACCAAGTCGCTGACCTAACGGAATCGTTATACGAGTTTGTGCAGGACTTCACGATGGACAAAATAAACGAACTGCGATGCTTTACATAGTCACGCCCTGCTCACGCCCTCATAACCTCGTGAGGCTAAAACAACATATCCCTGCGTACGCAACGTGGGTGGTGATGATAGACGCAAATTGCGACTTCAAGGGAGCAACAGGCGCAAACATAACCCACTACTCTACACGCACAGGGGATATGGGAAATCCCCTACGCAATGAGTTCCTTGAATTGTATGCTGACTCCTTTACTAAAGAAGATTGGGTGTACTTCTTGGATGATGACAACATCTTGCACCCAAAGTTCCTTGAGGAGTGGAACAACCTAAACGGACTTGACTGCTCAATCGTAACGTGGGGGCAAGCAGGTAGGCTACGCCCTACCGACCAACCAAGAGTCGGCAACATAGATACCGCTTGCTATATGTTTAAGCCATACGACCTGCCCAACCTACGCTTTGAGATGGCCTATGAGGCAGACGGCATCTTTGCCCAAGCAGCATCCGAGCAAGGAACACTTATCTGCGTAGAGCAGTACCTTTGTTATTACAACGCCCTAAAATGAAAACGAGCAAACAAATAGACGGGTGGTTCAACCACCAAGCAGCATACGACTACCTCCTTGCCAATATGCCTGAAGATGGCACGTTTGTAGAGTTGGGTGCTTGGCTCGGTAAGTCATCGGCATACCTATGCGACAAAGCAACATCCCAACAAATCACAATCGTTGACACTTGGAAAGGCTCACCTAACGAACTAACCACCACCCACAAGCTCGCAACGCAGGTAGACATCTACGACCTGTTCTTAGAGAATATGGGAGACCGCAAATACAAGGCAATCAAAGCAACATCCAAAGCGGCATCAAAGAAGTTTGCCAACGAATCCCTTGACGTGGTATTCATAGACCTAACCCATACCTATGAGGCGGTAAAGGAGGACATCAAGCTATGGCTACCCAAAGTAAAGAAGGGAGGCTTCATAGCAGGAGACGATTACCACGAACATTGGAAGGGAGTAATCCAAGCCGTTGATGAACTGCTGCCCCGTGCTACGTTCATTGATGACTGTTGGATTTACCAACGGTGAAGAACCACACAAAGGTATACCTCAAAGGGATGGGCTACTCCACAACTGACTTCATTCCCTGCGAGGTATGTCAAGGCAAAGCCGTAGACATCCACCACATAGAACCAAGAGGAATGGGTGGAAGCAAAATTGCTGATACCATCGAGAACCTTATGGCATTATGCAGGTCTTGCCACCACGAGGCTGACTTCGGAACTAAACTAAAGAAAGATTACCTTTACGAAGTTCACAACCACCATTTATCAAAAAGAGTTATTTAGTTATGCAAAGAGCAACAATCGGTACAATCATACCAAACCCCAAGAATCCAAGAATCATAAAGGATGACAAGTTCAAGAAGCTTGTAAAGTCCATACAGGAGTTCCCGCAGATGCTTGAGCTGCGGCCAATCGTGGTAGATGGCAATATGGTAGTTCTTGGGGGAAATATGCGCTTAAAGGCGTGTATTGCGGCAGGGCTTAAAGAGGTGCCTATTATTGTGGCTGACCAACTGACCGATGCGCAGAAGGCTGAGTTTATCATTAAGGACAACGTAGGCTTCGGAGAATGGGATTGGGACTTGCTTGCCAACGAGTGGGAGGTAAAGGATTTGTTTAATTGGGGTGTAGATATTCCATCAGCATATTTTGACGATGACAAAGAACCTGAGTTTGACAAGGATATGCTTGACGAGGCTCTTGATGGATACATAAACTCAAAGGTCAAGCAGATTACCCTCTACTTTGATAATCAGCAATATGAATACGTGCTTAACAAACTTGAGCAAATAGCCAAAGAAGAAGGCGTTGAAAGCAATACAGAGGTAATAATTTTGCTTCTTGAGAAGTATGAATCCTAAAATATATACTTTTTACTATAATAGATATAACGAGGCAACAACAAGCCTTGCATTATTTTATTCAAGCGTAGAGCATATTGTGGTATTTCACTCCGAAGAGCAAAGGCAAAAGTTCAGTTCCGAAATAATACGCGGAGAAGCCTTTGTAACCGAACATCATAAAGGTTTGTCGGGGCAGCGCAATAAGGTATTAGATTCTGTTCCAAAGGGCGAATGGGTCATATTTTGTTCTGACGACTATATTCAAACAACGGCAGTATCAGATTTGTATGCTTCAAAAACAAAAGCAGAAGAAGTCCCCGACTTTGACAAAATGATTGCAAAAAATGTTATATCAGCAAAAAAACTATACGAAAAAACATTAGAGCTAATTGCTGACGCTGAAAAAATAGGTGCAAATATTGCAGGCTTTGCTTCAAATGGAAATCCATTTTACCTAAAAAACAAAAATAAAAAGAAGGGACTTGTTGAAGGCCGTTGGTTTGCAATGCGTAATACTGACATACGCTTTGACGAGAACGTGCAAACAATAGATGACCACGACATCACCGCAGCACATCTTGCCGACTCTCAGCCAATATGGGTAAATAATTGGGTTGTCCCCGAGTTTGCAAGATATACAAGCGGTGGATATGGAACACTTGGTCAAAGAATGTCGCAAAAAATAAAAGACTGTTATTATTTGGTTGAGAAGTATCCCAATGTATTGTATTTCGCACCTAAAAAGGGACTACCAAAAGATGCCCACATAAGATTCCGATGAAAAGAATAGACCTTGACCGCAAGCCAATAGACAAGGATAAGTTCAGAAAACGAACTGCCTTGCTTTCTGACGTAAGTACAACAATCAAAGAGGACTGTATTATTTATGTCAATAACGAGCCTGTTGTCTTTTACAAAAAATTAGAAACCGATACTTCTGCTTTGCGATGGGCAGTGAAAAATCAGAAATACTCAACGGGCAAAAGAAGCAGAGGACTTGAATCAACATCCAATATATTCGGGTACTCCCCAAGAGTTGCAATGCGCCACGACTATTGTACGGTTACGGCAATGGCTAAAAACTACCCGAAGCAACATTACATAATTACAAATTTTGTAACTGAGTTGGTTGACTATTACAAAGAGTACTTCCCTCAGCAATACGAACATCACACAGAAACAGTTAAGGAGCGTGTGATGAATGATTGGACTATTGGAGCGTCTCCATTTACAAGTGGCATAGTAAATAAAAACAATCAGCTAAAATATCACTATGATGCAGGGAACTTCAAAGGAGTGCTTTCAAATATGGTTGTATTCAAAAGCGACATCATTGGTGGTCACCTTGTAATTCCCGAGTTAGACATTGCTCTTGAGGTTGCAGACAACACCTTAACAATTTTCAACGGACAAGATATTCTTCACGGGGTATCGGACATACAATACAAAAACGATTCATCGTACAGGTATTCTGTTGTTTACTATTCGCTTGAGCAAATGTGGAAGTGCGAACCTTTGGATGGTGAGATAAAAAGAATCCGTAAGGTAAAAACAGAACGAGAGAAAAAAAGATTAGACCCTGCTCACTTAGACTCTTTAAGAAAAAGCCAAGAAGAACTGAAGTCACATTCAGATAAAGTATTTTTTAAATCATTGGAGAAGAATGACAAGTAGTGACATCCATAAAAAGGCAATGCTTGATGCGTTGGAGAAATCGTTGGGGGTAGTTACGTCTGCTTGCAAAAGCGTTGACCTGTCAAGGCAAACGCATTACCGATGGATGCAGGAGGATAAGGAATACAAAGCAGCAGTCGAAGAACTATCAGACGTAGCCATTGACTTTGCAGAGAGCCAACTGCACAAGCAGATAAAGGAGGGCAACTCCACCGCTACTATCTTTTTTCTAAAGACCAAAGGCAAGAAGCGTGGGTACGTGGAACGCCAAGAGGTAGACGTATCTTCGGGCAAGCTATTTCAAATTGAAGTGCTTGGAGAAGATTCAGACCAATAAAGTATATAACCACCTAAAGCGCAGCGACAAGAAGATAGTCGTTGAGCAGGGCGGTACTCGTAGCGGAAAGACGTACAACATTCTGCTATGGGTGATTTTCTATTATAGCACAACAGAAAGCAACAAGACAATTACGATATGTCGTAAGACGTTTCCTTCGCTTCGTGCTTCGGTGATGCGGGACTTCTTTGAGATACTTCGTGCCAACGACCTGTACAACGAGGCTTACCACAACAGGTCAAGCCACGAGTATTATCTGAACGGCAACCTTGTGGAGTTCATAAGCCTTGACCAACCGCAGAAGATAAGAGGCCGCAAGCGCAACCTTCTTTATATTAACGAGGCCAACGAGTTGACGTTTGAAGATTGGCAGCAGCTTATTATGCGAACTGAAGACAGGGCAATCCTTGACTACAACCCTTCGGATGCGTTCCATTGGATTTACGATAAGGTGGTGACCCGTGATGACTGCGAGTTCCATCAGACCACCTACCTTGATAACCCGTTCCTTGATAGCAGCATCCGAAATGAAATAGAACGCTTGCGTGATACCGATAGCGACTATTGGAGAATCTACGGACTTGGAGAACGTGGGATGAGCAGAGCCACCATCTTCCAATACGGGCAGGCAGAGATACCAACGGATGCCACGCTCTTATGTCACGGGATGGACTTCGGTTACACCAACGACCCAACCGCCCTTGTGGCGGTGTACAAGTCGGGGGACAACCTTTATGTGGATGAGCTTATCTACCGCACAGGGATGACCAACCCCGACATCAGCAACGTATTGAAGTCCCTAAACCTTGACAGACGCACGGAGGTATTTGCTGACTCTGCTGAACCCAAAAGCATCGAGGAGCTGCATCGTATGGGATGGAACGTGAAACCCACGCAGAAGGGCGCAGATAGCGTCATAGTGGGTATTGACGTGCTGAAGCGGCACAAACTATTTGTAACCCCACGAAGCAGCAACCTAATCAAGGAACTTCAGAACTACAAATGGGTAGAAGACAAGAACGGCAACCTGCTCAACAAACCGATAGATGCATTCAACCACGCCATAGATGCGCTGCGCTATGCAACGTATAACAAGTTGAGCAGACCTAACTTTGGCAGGTATGCCATACGCTAAAACTAAAAGGTTATTTTAATAATGGAACTAAAGGTAATTGTACCCACCGCCCTGTCGGAGATAACGCTTGACCAATACCAACGCTTTGCGAGGCTTGAGGGCGATGAGGAGTTCTTGACCCACAAGATGCTTGAGATATTCTGCGGAGTGCCTCTTGCCAATCTTCCCAACGTACGCATCAAAGACGTGAGCCATATCAGCAAGCACATTAGTGCGATGATAAACGAGAAGCCAAGCCTCACGCCAACCTTCACGATGGGGGACACGAAGTACGGGTTTATCCCTGAACTTGACAATATCACCTATGGTGAGTTCGTTGACCTTGACGGCTACCTGCAAGACGTGCAAGACCTGCACAAAGCGATGGCGGTATTGTATCGCCCTATCATAAGCGAGGTCAAGCATCGGTATCTAATAGAGCCATACGAGGGCGCAGGCAAGTACTCGGAGCAGATGAAGCAAGCCCCGATGAGTGTTGCTATGGGCGCAACGCTTTTTTTTTGGCATTTAGGGAACGAGTTACTGCAAGCTATGCTGACCTCTTTGGAGGCGAAGAATCAAACGAATACTCCAAGCAAGGACAATTCGCCAAGCAATGGGGATGGTATGCAACAATCTATCAACTTGCTAAAGGAGACATTAGGCAGTTTGAGTCAATTACACAACTTCCCATTCACCAATGCCTACACTTCCTCACCTTTGAAAAGCAAAAGCAAGAGGTTGAAAACGACCTAATAAAAAAGTCAATAAAATGAGACAGTTCTACGACATCACCACCAAACTAAAAGATACGCTTGAGGCCAATAGCCAAGTCAACGTGGTAACGACAGGCGATATCTTTGACATCGACCTAAACAAGCAGACCATCTTCCCTTTGTCGCACATCATAATCAACCAAGCAACATTCGAGGGACAGATAGTTCGCATGAACGTGAGCATTGTTTGTATGGACTTGGTAGATGAGACCAAAGAGAATCCACGCTTGCAAGCAGAGCCGTTCTACGGCATCAGCAACGAGCAAAACATACTGAACACGCAGCTCGCAGTCATCAACGATGTCATCACAGAACTACGCAGGGGGACTCTGTACACCGACCTTTATCAGTTAGATGGTACTGCTTCTTGTGTTCCCTTTAGCGAGAGGTTTGAGAACCTGCTTGCAGGGTGGACTGCAACCTTTGACGTGCTGCTTGCAAACACCGAGATAAGCGTTTGTTAAAATGGCACGGGAGGACTTGATTGCTGCGGTACTTATTAAGTTTGGCAAATATGTCATTCAACAGGCGAGGAGTAATCTCACCAAAGGCAAGCACAACTTCAACAAGACCCTTTACAATTCACTTCGGTATAGCGTGTACTACTCAAATGATAAGTTCTCAATGAGTTTCTTTATGGAGGACTATGGTGAGTTCCAAGACAAAGGAGTAAAGGGCGCAGGAGGCACAAGAAAGACCACAAGCGCAT